GACTAATCCTAATATAACAGTCGTAGTGCTACTTGGTGTAGTGTATAAATCCTCTGGTGTTCCTGCACTTGCAGGCATAACATCGTGAGATACTACTTTAAAAGTGTTTGCCATTTTTTCTCCTTATCCTAAAGCTATTGCAAGTGCTACAGCATTTGACTCTGCCGTTGCTTCTGTTACAGCACCAATGTCACTTATGACTTCACTTGCACTTCTACCTTCTATTGTTGTGCCATTTACTCTTAGAAAGTCATCATCTGCTACACCTGATCCGAAAGTGGCCACATTGCCACTAGATATACCTGATGTTGGTATTTGTGATGTAAGTGCCAAAGTTCCTGCTGTTGTTGGTAAAACTATGCTTATATTACCTGAGAAATCTGAATGAGCAGGAGCAGTAAGTTGTGCATAATGTGCGTTTGCCGATTCACAGTAAAACCTAACATAAGACTGTGAGCCACCATTCTTGATTGATATTGCACCCTGAGATATATCAACACCAGTTGATCCATCTATTCTGACAACACCACTACCATTTGGACTTAGTGCAATGTTGCCATTTGACACAGAAACAATATCATTACCATTTACATCTAAATCCCCACCTAACTGTGGGGAAGTGTCCTCAACAATATTTGACATAGTACCTGCTGCAAGACCTGATACTAAAGAGTTTCTTGTTATCTTTTTTAAACCACCACCAGATGTATCAACTGCAACTAAAACATCGTCACTTGCCACACTTGTTATTTCAGACAAAGAAGTAATCGATACTGGGTTAAAGTTTGTACCATCAGCAATCAGTAAGTGACCTGCTGTGTTTGTTCCCATAGTTAGGTCATCGCCACTTATAGTAAGATCACCAGTAATTGTTGTATCACCACCAACTGTTAGATTACCTGCTACAGCTAATGTTGAGTCAGCCACAGTAGCATTTGGTGTATGGGTTAGATAAGTTACAAACGATCCACTGATTTTACTACCAAGAGTAAGTGTGCCACCATCAGCAATACTTAATTTGTGTTGGTCAGCATTGTCATCACCCTGGTCAGATTTTAAGACTATACCTAATGCAGCACCTTCAACATTGGCAGCTATTTCCAAACTGTCATTTGTGGTTTCGTCATACTGCAAGGTTATGTCAGAGTTTGTTCCAAGTGTAATCTTTTGATTATCAATTATAGATATACCTGCTGCAAATGGTATTGTAGCTGTGGCTGTCTGTGTACCATCCTTTAATAATGCAGTTGATAAACCTGTGGCAAAACCATCTAGTTCCTGGTCAAACCTATCGGCTCTAATTTTGATGCCATTATCTCTGTCATCTGTCCAATCAAACAGTCTTGAAAATGTACCACTACTGTATGCCATTACAATGGCCCTCCTGGTAAAAAGTGAAAGTTACTATTTATTATGCTTACAACCTGCGTTGATGATGCCACTTTAATTCTCAAAGAAGCTGATCTACCAAGCGATCCTACTGCTTTTCTTTTCTGTATTATTCCTGCTGCGATTGTATCACCCCAGAAATCTAAATCCCATTCTGCTTCATCCCAAGCAGCAACCTCTGAATCAAATGACCCAGTTGATAAATTAATGCCTGATGGTGTTCTTTGATCTATAGCCAAACCAAAATCAAATGCCACATCACCTATGGCTTCAAATGTAGGCGCAATACTTGAGAACCTTTTCAGGCTCGATCTATCGCCAAAATAATTAAAAGCAAATGATACGTCAGCAGTAATGGCTGCTGATAAGTCTGCGACACCACCTATCTTATAAACTCTACCATCTGTTGTTCCAAAATATGTATCACCATTAAAGTTTGCAAAAACATGAGCAGGTATATTTTGAAATACTGACCAAGCCCTTGTTATTGGATTAAAAACGTGTTGATTAAATGTATCTGTTGCATCACCTGTGGGATAATTAAAATATACCTTTGAGCCATCAGCAGAAACGTGTATTTGCCAACCAGTAGAACTACCTGTCGTAGCAACTTGGTTTATGACTGTACCTCTTATCTTTTCACTTATAGCTGCTGCCCTGTTACCAACTAAGTCTTGTCTAAAAACCTGTGATAAAGGTAAATAACCTTCTTTTGTTATAATTATTAAATCACCACCAAGTTTAGCTATGGCTCTTGGCTCATTGATAGGCTCTGCTATTCTAAATGTACCAACCAATGCAAAACTAGATGCGCTTGGATCAGTACCAGAATAAACCAATACCTCACCACTACTCATTATCAAGGTTAAGAGGTCATCGATGCCCTCACCACCATCTTGTGTCAAAACACCAATCTGTATTAAGTTACCACCAAATGTACCAACCAAACCTACAGGAAACTTGGTAAAATTACCCTGGTGCGTATCAACACTAGCCGAATAGTAAAAGTTCTGATCTGTGCCTGTAAAATAATATAATCTATTCTTGTAAGCCGTAACACCCTTTAGTGTTGATGCACTAGCACTATCTGACAAGGTTATACTTAGGTTTGATGCTGAACTGCCATTCCAACTAAAGGGTGTATCTGTACCATTTACAAAAATGGTTAAACCATTAAATTCAACTGTCTGAAATCTACCATTTGATAGACCTGTTTTTTTACTGACAGCAGTACCAGTATCTATCTGATATAAAATGCCATCTGATCCTACAGCCAGTAATTGTCTGTTTGCTCCTGCATGATGCTCAACCAATGTTTCAACATTACCTGTACCTATACCAGTGCAGAAACTAGAATACCCTTCTCTTGTTGTTATCTTTTCCACAGTTGGAAAAAAATTACTCATTACTATGGCATCTGTTTGTGGCATAGCATCCAAGCTATCTCTTGAATTCAAACCACCAAAAGGTGCAGGTATGTTTACAGACCTAACATTATATCTGTTTGCTGATCTTAATGGTTGTAACATTACACACTACCAAAACCAGAGTCAGGCAGATTAAAACTGTAGGGGCTAACCCTCAATCGTCTTGCATCATCAAAACTTATAACTGGTGATCCACCTGATCGTGACACAGCCTGTCTTAACTCTAATTGGTACTGTCTGTAATCTTCAGCAAAATCCAAGCCGTGCATCTGCTTAAATCTCCAGGTAACACCCATCTCAATAAGCAGTTCATCTAGTATGCCTGTGTCTGTATCAACAGTAAAAGCAGGCTGTGATGTACCATCTGTCTTTTGATTCCAATGAGAACTTACATATTCAAAACCTATTGTTTCTGTTGCAGTAGGTGTTGGTGTAATGTCAAACTTCAAAGCATTAGAACTAGACTTCAATCTAAATCTTTGTGTAATACCTGCACTTGCTGTTCCATGCCTGTCTAACTGATATTGCTGTGGTGTAAGTGGCCCAGTAAACTTATCTGTATCTGTTCTGTTAAAAGCTGTGTCACCTACAAACCTGTCAAAATCAGTTGGCAGTGCATAAGACTGTGTGCCATTAGATGTAGAAAACGTATGTTCTTTTAATAATATTGGCCAACTATGTGACCTCATAAGCTGCTTACCCTCACGTTGCGCCAAAGCTAACAACTGCCTAGCCGTTGGTGAGGTATTACCGATTATTGTTGTTTCTCTCTCAAAACCTGTAAAATCAGCTACGTTCTGACATATCGTTAGTAGGCTCATCTGGTATTCCTAAATTAAGTGGTTTATGTACTTTTTCTTGTTTAGGCTTAGAATTAGTTGATAGTTCTGCAATACGTTGTAATTCAACATACGGCTCACCTATTGTACGCAAATGTTCTATATCGGCTTTTGCCAACTGTTCAACAGTCTCAATACCAATCAGTTCTAATTCTATTCTTCTAGGCTCTGACATAGCAGGCAGTTCTTTCAATGAAGTACCTTTTGGCTTTGCCTTGCCTTTTGTCTTTTTGTAGGCTTCCCATTGTTCAGGAAACCTAGATAAATCTTCAGGTCGTACAGGACATTCAAAAACATCCTTCATACCCTTAATCGTAATTCTTACAAAATCACGCATCTTACCATTGAACTCACGTTCATAAAATTGTGGTTCTACTGACATTTAATCCCTCCAGATTAGTTAGTAAGGGGCAAGTTGCCCTGCCCCTAGTTTTATTTACATAGGAAAATCACAGATTATTTCTTTATCTGAAATGTCTCCTGCTATCGCACAAATGTGATCTGTGGCTGCTGTAACAACATCTAACTTACCATCAGAACTACCTGTTGGTGTTAGGTTGCTTCCATCTGATCCTGCTGTTAGTGCTGCTGCCATTGTTGCAGGGCCTTTGATTTGTACCCAACAAAATTGTCCATCTGTCGGTGCTGATTGCAGAATACCTGCTCCAACTTCTACAGAATCAGATAGATCACTTGTGACCTTGAATGTCTTGTATCCATCCAATGTGTAGTAATATGCTGCATTACCACTTGCTGCTGCTACACTACCTGATCCAGTATCATACTGAACATATTTGTATATTCGTGTACCATTGGTCTCATCAATGATAGCACCTAACTGACCTGGCTTAAACTCTGCTGTGTCAGCTACGGCTGTTGGGTCAATACCCATTACTGCTGCTATTGTCATAACAACTTATCCTTTCTTTCTAATTAATGTTAAACGTGAATAACACCCTGTAAGGCTCTGTTACTTATGGTTAAATTACCACTGAAGAACATCGGTGTTACCATTGCGTCCTGATTGACACTCATCTTAGCTTCACCAGGAACAAAGTTTCTGTTAGCTGCGACTTCCAATCTCAAGTAATCTGTATTTAAGAAATACATCTTATTTGTTGGACAAGCATCATCAAAGATCACGTCTGAATTAAGATACTGAACACTTGTAAATCCAGAGTTTGCTAATGTATCAGATGTAACTCTCTGAATAGCCTGTAATGAGCCTAAAAAGGCTTTATAGGCATTTGCATCAGCCATAATTAAGTCTGGGCTATCTGCGCCACGAACTAAACTCAAATAGATATTATTCATATCTGATTGTATGTTTGCCGTACTAAATGCAGAACTTGTTGCAGTAATCTGTGCATTTTGGAAAAATGTAAATGTAGAACTGTTAATCCCACCAACTGTACCTGTTCCTGCATCTGCTACAAGTAACTGTAGACCACCGATTTCTTTACCACCAGAGCCTGTACCATCAGAATATAGTGATGTTGAAAGAGTGTTCATCATTGTCTTTTCAAGAACACCAATTCTTGACTCAAGCAAGTTAATAACAGCTTCTGTTCCAGAGTTTTGTATCTGCTCTAAACCAGAGATTGTCACATTACCTGCAAGTTGTTTGTAGTCAAAAACAGCACTTGTCAAAACATCTGAAGGTGAAACATCTAATGTCTCATATCCAGAATAGAACCCAACTGTGCCGTTTGAAGCATACTCAAGTTCTCTGACGATCTGTCTACCAGTAACAGTTGATACGTTACCATTCTCTCTTAATCTTCGTAGCAAAGCATTATGATTTGTTACGTTATCAGCCAAACTTTTAGATCTATTTCTAAGAGTAGTGGTGATTATCTCCGATAAATTTGGACTTGCCATAATCTATCCCCTTTCATTGTTTTCTAATTGTTGTATTGATTTTAAAATTGTATCTCTTACAGACAAACCAGTTGGAAGTGCTTTCTCACTTGGAGTTGCGTTACCTCTTACAGTTGATCGTTGTGCTTTCTTTGCCTTTTTCACAGCTTCGGTTTTCACCTCTTTCTGTGTCTTACTAGCTGCATAGTTATCCATCAAACCCTGACGTAATTTAGGGTCTGCATAGACAGCCATCTCATAAGCTGTTGGTAAGTCTGGTGCTTGATTGCCCTGGATCAATACTCCCATTCTATCCCTGACTTCTGAAAAGTGTGGATGTTTGAGATTACCATCGGCATCTTTTTCACCTGCAAATTGGTCGATCATTGACTGTGTGTCCTGTTGCACACTTTGCATTTGTGTCTGTTGTTGTTGATTTAGAAAACCTTGTAACTGGGCTACTTGCTGTTGCAATGCTTTCACTTGTGGGTCTGCGTAATCATCTTCGGCTGTGTCCACTCCGACTTCCGACATATCTACCCCATAATTCTTAGCAAGCCATTGGATTGCCTGTTTTGGGTCTTTTCGCAGATAATCATGGGCTGCAAATAATTGTCTGACAGCACCAATCTCGTCCATCCCTGCTCTTTGAAAATCAGCCAGGTAAGGCTTCATAATCTCATCAAGGGATTCCTGTCTCTTTCTGTACTTAGCTAATGACTGTGTTTTCTTTGTATAATCACCTTCTAAGTCTTTATATCTTTTCATAAATAAATGCTGACCTGTAGCATCCATTTCATTAAACTGCTCTTTAAAATCATTCGGCCAATGATTTGGAGGTGTAATAGCTTCTAGAGGTTTTTCTTCTTCTGCCTTTTCCTCACCATCTGTTTCAGCAACTTCTTCTTCTGTTTCTTCTGTTGCTTCTTCTTCTGCTTCCTCTGTTTCTTGTGGAGTTTCAGCAGTTTCTTCCTGTGGTATTTCCTGACCTGCCAACACTCTGTTTAAAGTCTCTCGAACTGTTTCAGATGCTGACTCATTTGTGGACTCTGGGCTTGTTGGCGCAGACTCCTGAGTGCTTTCTAGCTGTTCTACATTTTCATTCATTTTAATATATGATTTTGTTCATTCCCTACTTCTATAAAGTTATTTTTACGCAAAAACTCCCTATGCTGTGATCTTGATGTAATCCAACCAAAATCTTTCATATTCTGATATGGCTCTATATCTCTCATCAAATTCACAGAATGAGATTTCATTGCTTCCGATTTTTCAACAAGTTTGCCGTTAACATGAATGTAAGTTTTTTTACTCATCTCATTAGCATCCTTGCTGCCTGCTGACGCATTTCTGCATCCATCTTACGAGCAGGTCTGTTAAATGACCCTAGTGCCTGGACAAACTCCTGACCAAAAACTTTCGTAAGTATTCCCATAAGAGGACTATCTACTGCTTCTCTTACTATTTCTTTTTCTTGTTCTGATAATTCTGCATAGGCTTTTGCAGCCATTTCCATGTCTATCTGCATTATACAAAATCCCTTGGATTACCAAACAGACCTAAATTGGCTGCTGCTTGTTGTGGTTGTGTCATGTTTCTAGTTCTTAAAAGATCAACTAACGTGTTCTGTGCATATCCATAAGGCTGAAATAAATTACCTTGCCCTGAATATAAGAAAAAAGGATTTTGCAAAAAGTCAGTTGCTAACTGATCTGATACAGGTGGTCTTTTTTCTTCTCTTTCCTCTACTGCATCTCTTGGGTTAGCTGCTCTAATAATCTGTGGCTCATTATTATCATCACCCATATTCATATTTGTTGCGAATGGATCACCAGATGGTAAGCCTGTGTATGTAGTTACATCAGGTAAAAAATTTGACAGTATTCCCATGCCACCAAAAGCAGGGCCAAAACCTGTAGCACCAACAATGTTGCCTTGATTATCAAAAGATGGAGTGCCACCTTGTCTAAGGTTTTCAGCTATTCTTTCTCTCAAACCAAATATATCACCAGGCCCTACATTGATTTGTTCTTGTGTAGGATCAAAACCTCTTTCATCTATGTCAGATTGTTGTCTTGCAAAAGTTTGTACGTCTTGAGTGCTAGGCTGTAAGTTAACACCTGGTATTTCACCTCGTCTAGCTTTGTTAGCAACATCACGTTGCCTTGCAGCAAAAACTGCTGCTGTTACTGCTTGTTGTTGGGGTGTATTACCTGCAAATCCTTGTGATTCACTAGGATCACTTAGGTTTGTTTGGTCACCACCAAAGTTACCAGTTCTTTGATCGTCAAATCTTTCTTGTGCTTCTATGGATTCGTC